ACACCGAAGCGGTCCCGTTGAAGGCCTGACTGTTGGCCACGATCTGAATCGCGCTGATGGGAGAGCCCGGACTCCCCCCATTGACGAGCCACGACTGTCTGTCACTCAAGATAATCAGGCCCTGCGGCTGCACGGTCAGCCACTGAATGTTGTTGAGCTGCCCCGCCACCAGCGTGCCCTGAATGGCGTCGTCCGCCTCAATCGGGTTGTTGGTGTTGAAGTTGTAGTAGGAGCCGGGCTGGCTCATGTTGAACTGCTGCGGCGACTGCACCGGTCCGGCCAGCACCAAGCGCTGCTGGAAGAAGCCCGGCACCGTCGGGTTGCCGCCCGCATTGGCGACTACCGTTGCTGTAGCCGTGGCCACGACGCTGGCGCCCCCACCGTTGATGTGCACCAGCGGGGGCGAGCCCACGGTATAGCCTGAGCCAGCATGCGAGATGAAGATCTGGCTGACGTTCCATGTCAGGTTGAAGTTGGGGTAGGAAGTCCACGAAAGTGCCGCAGTCGCCGACACCGGGTTAGCCGGGGCCGAGCCCCCCGAGATCAGGCCGGGGCTGGCAAGGACGGCCGAGGCGACTTCCCAATAGCTGAAAGCACCAATCGTCGTGAGGGTCCAGGTGACGTTGAGCGCGACCCCATACGGCAGTGAGATCGTGGACGGCGGTGTCGGATACGAGTTCTGTAGCAGCAGGCCCTGAGCGTTGACCACCACCGTCGCCGCCCCGAGATAGCAATAGGCCGTCGCGCCCGACCCAGTACCGCCGCTGAAGCTCACGCTGGGCACCGAGGTGTAGCCCGCCCCGTGGCCGGTCAGGGTCAACGTCGAGATGCCGTTGCCGGAACTGAAAGGGGTCTGGCCCACCGGCGGCCCCTGCGAGAAGTCCGGTGCGATATTGGAGTCGATAAAGTTGACGCCGGTGCAGTTGCCGATGAACCCATACATCGATCCCGACGGCACCCCCACATAGCTGGGTTCGGCCTTGTACACATTGTACGAGACAGCGTTGGCAGCCGCGCTCCACACCACCGTGTTGGTCCCCGCCACGCTCCGCAGGTCCTGCAGCGAGGTCAGATTGGTGGTGATGGGAGCTGTGGGCAGGGACTCCTGGCCATTGGTGTCCACGGCGGTCACCACATAAGCGTAGTTGCAACTCCCGGCCGCCAGTGTCGTGGTAGCCGTTCCAGGCGACGGGGCGCTCACCGTGGCCCCAAAGTTGATCTTGCTCAGGGTCCATGACGTGGCCGTCGTCCCCAGCACCAGTTGATAGGGCGGGTAATTGGGGTGGCACAGGATCAGGATATTGACGTTCTGGGTGTATTTGATCTGGGCGAGGTCCGAAGCGCTGTAGGGCGAGGTCAGCAGGGTGAGGATGCGCTGATCGGTCCCGCCGCTGGTATAGACGCCGAAGCTGGTCGTATCGATCGCATTACCGTTGAGATCGGTCAGGGTATACGTGTTGGTAGTGGCACCCGCCACGATGTAGTAGTTGCCATTGAGTTGGGTCGTGCCACCAATACCGCTGAGATAGATCCAGTCGCCGTTGCTGTAGCCGTGGGCGGGATCGGTGATGACCCCCGGATTGGCGTTGGTAATGGCTGTGATTGCACCCGGGGTCTCAAGGACAGGGGCGCCATTGTTGTAGAACCTGATGTAGCTGTCACCGAACTCAAGGATGTAGCTGACGGTGAAGGAGGCCTGAAAGGGGATCAGGCGGGTTGTCGAGGACAGCATGGTCGGCAAGAGAAATCTTGAGCCCGGCCGTGTGGTAGCGCCGCCCCGGTAATCAACGATGAAGTTGCGGAGCAGTGCGGCGCCTGAGTGGTACTTCTGCACATCTACCCGTGCATTCAGCGCCGGAGCCCATTCCCCAGCATTGAACGAGGTCTGGATGACAGGTGTCGAGCCCATCGCATCTTATCCAAACGCCGGCCATAACGTGCCCCACTCGTACCCGAAGCCGTAGGGGCCGCTGTAGTACTCGGTGTACCAGACCCCCCGGATCCTGATCCAATCGGGGGTCACGTCGTTGACGGTCAGGCCCTCGTTGCCGTCGACGGCGCGGGCCTCGGTGATCTTCTGGTTGGCCATGCCCACCGCGATATTCGCCAGCGCCTTGTCGCCCGTCAGCGCCATCGTCAGCGCCGCCCCCAGCGAATAGGACAGCGCCGCATAAAACTTGTCATCGAACACGTTCACGTCCGTCACATCACGGACGTAGTTCATAATGGCAAACTCTTGGTTGGTGAGGATGACCCGCTGATCGCCCTTGGGACCGTAAGTGAGGTTGAAAGTCGCTCCCGTGCCTGATCCGGTCGTAGACCCTTGGGCCACGGGATTAGGCTGCTGAGCGAAGTAACTTCCACCGATGCCCGTCTCGCCTCGATTGACAGAAACCACTCCAACAGTAGCCACAGCGCCCCCGCCGCCAACAGTAAGGACGCCAAGCTGAGCAGGAGCGCCGATGGGCGCAAGCGTAGTCGGTCCCGATGCGAGCGTGATGATGTCTCCCACGGCATGGCCAGTTCCTCCACTGACGACCGTGGCCGCGATGACTGGCACGAACTGGTCGATACCAACCTTGAACCGGACCGGCTGACCGGACCAGAAGCTCGGGGTACCGCCGGTGACAGCGGTCGTGATTGGAACGCCCCCCGCAAATCCCGTTGCGTATTGCGGCATGATCCAGCAGGCCCGCAGACAGTCGGCCGGGTACTGGTACTCGTAGGCCCACGGTGGTGCCGGCAGGCCCTTCTGCCAGAGCTGCGTCGCAGGGATCGGTCCGGTGTTCTCGGGCGTTCCCTGCACCGCAGTGATCAGTGTGAGCGGGATCGTGTTGAAGGCACAGTCCCACGGGGCCATCCGCAGCAAGCTCTGGCGAACGTTGTCGTAGGCGATGTTGGCCTGGATTGCCTCGTTGGTAGCGTTGCCCGCCAGCTCCGTCGCCGTCACGGTGGTTCGGGTGCCCAGCGTCTGCAGAGCCCGATTGACCAGATCGACCTGTTGGGGCACTAGTGCCTCCCCTGACTCCCGCAGCAACCGTGGTTAGTCCCCCCGATCCCCGGCGAACCCGACGAGGATTTGCCCGTCGGCTGCCGGGTGTTACCGCTGTTGGACCCATGCAATCCCGGGGATTGGGACTCCATGATATTGGTGGGGCCCTGCGGTGCCGCGTAGTTCCGCACGTCGCGGGCGGAGGTCTCGCCGCCCTTGGTCGCTCTCGGCGCCATCTTCATGGCCTTGTCCGGCCCAAACTCACCTATGATGTCCCGCGCCATTAGTATTCTCCTTGCGAGCCACAATTGCTGGTCTTGACCGACTTCATCGGGGCCTTGAGGGTCCCGTCCTTGTTGATGAGGGTCTTGAAGGGCGTGCCCTCACCGACCATGTTTCCGAGCCGGCTTACCGCGCCGACGCTGATGCTGTGGCTTATGGGCTCGCGTTTGCGGCCCTCGTCCACGTCCCTGTCTGCTCTTCCTTGCTTTGTCATGCTGCTTTCCCTTTCGCTTCCGCGGCCTTGGCGGCGTCGGCAGCCTTTTTGGCCTCAGCTTCGGCTAGCGCCTTGGCTTCCTCCTCATGCACCTTCACCAGCTTCTCCTCCAGGTCCGCCTCCATCTTCCGGAGCATTCGGGTCGTCGCCTCGCGGATGCCCGGATACTCGGGGAATTGCACCGCCGACAGGGCGATGCTCAACAGCTTCTCGGCCTTCTCCATGTCGAAGTCGACCGTCTTGATCTCCGCCTTTTTGGTCTCAACCGTCACCATTGCCATTGCCATTCTCCTATAGACCGCTCTTCTTGAACTGCAATTGGCGAGTATGATCCCAGCGGTTCTCCGGATCACTGGCCATCTCCCGGCGGACTTTCTCCAGCACCCCGCCGTCGCTGTTCATTTCCTTCAGGATCTGCCGGTACCGGTCGTCCAGCCGCTCCAGCTCGTCCAGCAGGTGCGTCGGCGGTTTCTGACCCACCTCTTCGTACGTGAACTTGATATCGTGGATGTCGTGGAAGTAGTTGCCGAAGCGCCGCAGCTTCTCCGGCACCTCCGACTCTGCCTCCCTGATATACCGATTGAGTTCGGTGAACTGCTGACGCATCAATTTGATGTCTGCCGCGATCCACCGCAGATACGTCGCTGCGCTCTGCAACTCAGCATCGGGATGCGGGGTCTGTGATTCAGGCCCGCCGTCAGCTGTCTTTGTCTGGGTATCCACCACTCCGCACCTTCCCTTTCTT